GACGCTTTTGAGATACTAACTAGAATCGAAGAAGAAAAAAATATATTAGAAGAAAAACCTAAAGTAGAAGAAAAGAAACACAATAAATTTAAAGGTTTTGCAGAAGGGAGGTCTAAATAATGGATGAGCCGGTATTGATGAAAATATTACCTAATCATATTGATCCTAAAGTTTTAAGGAGAAATAATAGATATAAGAAATGGAAATATGGTTATGATGAAGATCATGATATTATATATATAGGAAAAACCGGTGAAATAGGTGATGTATATGAAATACAAAATTTAAAAATTGCATTACCAAAAGCACCTAAAGACATAATAAAATTTAAGAATGATAGTTGGGAACGTGTTCTTATTCCAAAAGTTTTAAATAAAATCAGAACTATTTTTGATTGGGAACAATATCCTGATGATTTTAAAGAAAAATGGTATGATTATATTGATGAAGAATTTAATAAAAGAGAAGAAGGGTTTTGGTTTTATAATAAAGGTATACCAATATATATAACAGGTACACATTATATGTACTTACAATGGAGTAAGATTGATGTTGGACCACCAGACTTTAGAGAAGCCAATAGATTATTCTTTATATTCTGGGAAGCTTGTAAAGCAGATGACAGGTGCTACGGAATTTGTTACCTTAAAAATCGTAGATCAGGATTCTCTTTTATGGGGTCTGGAGAAGTAATAAATCTAGCAACAATATCAAGTGATTCCAGATATGGAATATTATCTAAAACTGGACAAGATGCTAAAACAATGTTTACTGATAAGGTTGTACCAATTTCAGTAAATTATCCATTCTTTTTTAAACCGATTCAAGATGGTATGGATCGACCTAAAACAGAATTAGCATATAGAGTTCCAGCTTCTAAATTTACTAGAAGAAAGATTATAAGTGGAGAAATGGCAATTGATCTACAAGGCCTTGACACTACAATAGATTGGAAAAATACTGGAGACAATAGTTATGATGGTGAAAAATTAAAACTATTAGTACATGATGAATCTGGAAAATGGGAAAGACCTAATAATATATTAAATAACTGGAGAGTTACAAAAACTACATTAAGACTTGGTAGTAGAATTATTGGTAAATGCATGATGGGAAGCACCTCAAACGCTTTAGATAAAGGTGGGGATAATTTTAAAAAATTATATTATGATTCAGATGTTACAAAAAGAAATGCCAATGGACAGACTCGCTCAGGACTTTATAGTTTGTTCATTCCTATGGAATGGAATTACGAAGGATACATTGATTCTTATGGACTACCTGTATTCATTAAACCGAAGGAGAAGACAACCGATACTCATGGGACGCCAATAAGAATAGGTGTAGTTGAATATTGGCAGAATGAAGTAGATGGATTAAAAGATGATCATGATGCTTTAAATGAATTTTATAGACAATTCCCACGAACTGAAGAACATGCATTTAGAGATGAAGCTACATCCTCATTATTTAATTTAACCAAGATATATGAACAAATTGATTGGAATGCTGATGTTAAAAATAGTGGTTTAGTAACACAAGGAAATTTTCACTGGATGGATGGCGTAAAAGATACTGAAGTTGTCTTTGCACCTAATAATAAAGGGCGATTTTATGTTTCTTGGGTACCTTCATATTATTTACAAAATAAAATAATAAGTAAAAATGGATTTAAATATCCTGGCAACGAACATATGGGTGCTTTTGGATGTGATCCATATGATATATCGGGGACAGTTGATAAAAGAGGTTCTAATGGATCGTTACATGGTTTAACTAAATTTAGTATGGATAACCATCCTCCTAATCATTTTTTCTTAGAATATATAGCTAGACCCCCTACCGCAGAGATATTTTTTGAAGATGTATTAATGGCATGTATATTTTACAGTATGCCAATACTTTGCGAAAACAATAAACCAAGACTATTATATTATTTTAAAAGAAGAGGTTACAGAGGATATTCTATAAATAGACCAGATAAAATATATAATAAATTATCAGTAACAGAAAGAGAAATAGGTGGAATACCTAATTCAAGTGAAGATATTAAACAAGCGCATGCAGCAGCAATAGAATCTTATATAGAAGACTATATAGGGTTAAGACAAGATGGTAGTTACGGGGATTTATATTTCCAAAGGACATTAGAAGATTGGGCTAAATTTAATATAAACAATAGAACATCTCACGATGCTTCTATAAGTTCTGGACTTGCCGTAATGGCTTGTAACAAAAATAAATATAGACCTAATCCTATAATTGATAGAAAAATTTATGATTTGGGGATTAAAAAATTCACAAATACAGGAGAAGTTTCAAAAATAATTGAATAAATGAAAATAAACACTAATTCTAATAGCGCTTTCCCAAGTCAGGTAGTACCAGACATTGAAAAAGCTTCAATTGAATATGGTTCCCAAGTAGCGATGGCTATTGAGACAGAATGGTTTAATCATGGTAGGACTAATGGTAACAGATATTTAACAAATTGGAATAATTATCATTATTTAAGATTATACGCGAGAGGGGAACAACCTGTACAAAAATATAAAGATGAATTAGCAATTAATGGAGATTTATCATATTTAAATTTAGATTGGAAGCCAGTTCCTGTTATTTCTAAATTTGTAGATATAGTTGTAAATGGTATATCTAATAAAGAATATGATATTAAAGCTTATTCTCAAGACCCAGAATCTGTAAAACAAAGAACTAATTATGCTACAGCAATAGCAGAAGATATGATTGCAGCTAAGCAAATAGCACAAGCTAAGCAAAATCTAGGTATTGATCTTCAAAGATCTAATATAGCTCCTTTAGATATGCCTAGAACCACAGATGAATTAGAACTTCATATGCAATTAAGTTATAAGCAGGCTATAGAAATTGCTGAAGAAGAAGCTATTACGCAAACATTAGCACAAAATAAATGGGATTTAACTAAAAGAAGATTAAATCAAGATTTAGTAACTTGTGGAATAGCATGTGCTAAAACTAGCTTTAATAAGTCTAATGGAATAACTATTAACTATGTGGATCCAGCATATGTAGTATATTCTTATACAGAAGACCCAAATTTTGAAGATATATATTATGTAGGTGAAGTTAAATCTATTACAATACCAGAGCTTAAAAAACAATTTCCTGATATTTCCAACGAAGAATTAGAGAGAATTCAAAAAATGCCTGGGAATAGACAATACATAACAGGGTGGGGTAATTATGATAATAATACAGTTCAGATATTATATTTTGAATATAAAACTTACATGAACCAAGTATTTAAATTAAAACATACCGATAATGGATTAGAAAAAATAATCCAAAAAACTGATGAATTTAATCCTCCACCAAGTGATAACTATAATAGGGTTTCTAGAAGTATAGAAGTATTATATGAAGGAGTTAAAGTATTAGGTACTAATACTATATTAAGATGGGAACTTGCTGAAAATATGACAAGACCCATTGCTGATACTACAAAAGTAGAAATGAATTATGCAATATCTGCTCCTAGAATGTATAAAGGTAAAATTGAATCTTTAGTTAGTAAGATAACGGGTTTTGCTGATATGATCCAATTGACTCATTTAAAAATGCAACAAGTATTAGCTAGAATGGTACCAGATGGGGTATTTTTAGATATGGATGGTTTAGCAGAGGTTGATTTAGGGGATGGTACTAACTATAATCCAGCAGAAGCATTGAATATGTATTTCCAAACTGGTTCTATAGTAGGTAGATCACTTACTCAAGATGGAGAATTAAATAGAGGTAAAGTTCCTATTCAAGAACTTACTTCTTCAGCCGGTGGGGCTAAGTTACAAAGTTTAATACAAACTTATCAATATTATTTACAGATGATAAGAGACGTGACCGGGTTGAATGAAGCTAGAGATGGTAGTATGCCTGATAAAGATGCTTTAGTAGGTTTGGCTAAAATGGCCGCTAATCAATCTAATATTGCAACTAAACATATTAATCAAGCTAGCCAATTTATTGCACTAAGAATTTGTGAAAACATTTCTAAAAAATTAGTAGATGTATTAAGTTTCCCTTTAACACATAATGCATTAATAGAAAGTATTTCATTATTTAATGCACAAACATTAGCTGAGGTTGCTAATTTAAATAATCATGATTTTGGTATATTTTTAGAATTAGAACCAGAAGAAGAGGAAAAACAAATGCTTGAACAAAATATACAAATAGCATTACAAGCAGGTGGTATCGAATTAGAAGATGCAATAGATGTCCGCCAAATAAAAAACCTTAAATTAGCAAATCAATTGCTAAAACAAAGAAGGAAAAGGAAAGTAGAAAGAGATCAAGCACAGCAACAAGCTATGATAGAAGCACAAGCAAGGGCTAACGCCGAGGCTTCTGAAAAAGCAGCAATGGCAGAATTGCAAAAACAACAAGCCATGACTGAACAAAAAGTAAGTGTAGAGCAAGCAAAATCTCAATTTGAAATACAACGCATGCAAACAGAACTTGAAGTAAAACAACAATTAATGGCACAAGAATTTGAATATAATAAACAATTAGTGCAATTAGAAAAAAGTGTTACTTCAGCAAAAGAAACGGAAATGGAAGACCGTAAAGATAAAAGAGTACGCATACAAGGTACACAACAAAGTGAACTTATTCAACAAAGGCAAAATGATGGGACTACTAGAGATTTTGAAAACCAAAATACTGGTTTAGGGGATTTAGGAGTTGATGCGTTTATGCCTATGTAATTATTAATTTTATAATATTATATTATGCCAACAGAAGTAAGACAAGAAGGCGACTTTAAGTTAAAGTCCAAGCCTCGAAAACCTAAAAATTTAGGAGAAGTAAAAAATGAACCTTTAAAAGTAGATCTTAATGATCCAGATGCACAAGGAAAAGTTGTGCCTGATAATGTAAAAATAAAGGTTAAAACAGAAGATTTAAAAACACTAGGAGATGCCGTTCCAAAGCGAAGCGCAGGAAACGTTCCTGAAACACAACAAACCGGAGATATACAACGAATGGATGACGAAGTACGGCCCAGCAAAAACGTGGAAGTACAAGAATCCAAAGAAGTTGTTAAATCTCCAGAAAACCCAATTGAAGAAATAACTGAAGAAGTTAAAGAAGAAGTTGAGGTAAAAAAATCTAAAGAAAAAACAGTAGAACAACCACAACCTGAACCGGTTCCAGAAGTTGTTTTACCTGAAAATATAGAAAAATTAGTTTCTTTTATGAAAGAAACTGGGGGTAGTATAGAAGATTATGTAGCATTAAATAAAGATTATTCTAAAATAAATGATACAAATATTTTATATGAATATTACTCCAAAACGAAACCACATCTTGATAGAGAAGAAATTGCCTTTTTATTAGAAGATAATTTCACTTTCGATGAAGAAGTGGAGGAAGCAAGAGCGATCAAAAAGAAAAAGCTTGCTTTCAAAGAAGAGGTTGCACAAGCCAAAAGCTACTTAGACAGTTCTAAACAAAAATATTACGACGAAATCAAGTTGAGACCGGGCGTAAATCAAGAACAACAAAAAGCTTTAGACTTTTTCAACCGTTACAATGAGCAGCAGGAAATAGCTACAAAACAACACGAAGATTTTAGAACTCGTACTAAAAATCTTTTTTCTGATGAATTCAAAGGTTTTGATTTCAATGTAGGAGAAAAGAAATTTAGATATAAAGTTAATGAACCTTCTAAGGTTGCTGAAAATCAAATTGATGTTAATAATTTTTTAGCCGATTATTTGGATAAAGAAGGTAATATGTCAAATGAAAAAGGTTATCACAAAGCTATGTATGCTGCAATGAATGCTGATAAAATTGCTCATCATTTTTATGAACAAGGAAAGGCCGATGGCATTAAAAATGTTATTGAAACTTCAAAAAACCCATCCACAGACGGACCGAGGCAGGTTGCCGATGGAAACGTTTTTATAGGCGGATTAAAAGTAAAATCGATTAGTGGATTAGATTCAACTAAATTAAAAATAAAAACAAGAAAATTTAACTAATTAAAAATTATAAATTATGGCTTTAAGTCCTCAATTTGGCTCGATCGTACCGAGTCAATCACAATTGGCGCTTCAAACCAACTACCTTAACTTTGCTGGTGCAGCAGGGGTAAATTTTTCTCAACAATATTTACCTGAGTTATACGAGCAAGAAGTTGAAAGATATGGTAACAGAACCTTATCTGGATTCTTAAGAATGGTTGGCGCAGAAATGCCTATGACAAGTGACCAAGTAATCTGGTCCGAACAAAATAGATTACATATCTCTTATGAGAATTGTGCCACCGTATCGGCTACAGGAATAATAACAATTCCTGTTACTGCTGCTGGTGTTACTCCAATAATTGAAAACGTTGTTTCTCCATCTTCAACAATTGTTGTTATGGATGATTTTGGAAACGAATGTAAATGTTTAGTTACTGCTTCTGACACCACTTTAGGAGGTGCTGGAACATCTGGCGAACTTACTGTACAACCGTATACTGCTGCAAATTTAATTGCTGGTGGTATAGCTGATAGTACAGCAGGTGCCAAAATATTCGTTTACGGTTCTGAATTCCAAAAAGGAACATCTACAGGTAATGCTGCAGTTGGACCAAATGCTCTAGCGCAAGCTAATAACCCTATGGTTAGTGTTGATCCTACTCTTACTACATTTACTAATTCACCAATCATTATCAGAAGTACTTATGTCGTTAACGGCTCTGACACAGCTCAGATCGGTTGGGTAGAAGTTGCTACTGAAGATGGTACTGGCGGGTATCTATGGTTCTTGAAAGCTGAGTCTGAAACAAGACTTAGGTTTGAAGATTACCTAGAAATGGCTGTAGTAGAAGGAGAATTGGTAGACGCGCTTAGCCCTATAACTGCCAATATGCTTGGTACTGAAGGTTTATTCGCTGCTATCAATAATGGCGGTAATGTAGAAGTTGGGTTCACAGCTGCGGCTGGAATCGATGCTTTTGACGCAATACTTAAAAACCTTGACACTCAAGGGGCTATTGAAGAAAACATGTTATTCTTGAACAGAAATACTGCTCTTGATTTTGACGATATGTTAGCTTCTATCTCCTCAGGGGTAGCTGGTGGTGTTGCTTACGGGTTATTTGAAAACTCAGAAGAAATGGCTTTAAACTTAGGTTTTAGTGGTTTTAGAAGAGGTTCATATGACTTCTATAAAACAGATTGGAAATACTTAAATGACGCTTCTACAAGAGGCGCTATGACAGGTCCTGCTTCTATTGAAGGAGTTATGGTCCCTGCAGGTACTTCTACTGTTTATGATCAAATCTTAGGTACTAACATTAGACGACCATTTTTACACGTTCGTTATAGAGCTTCACAGGCTGATGACAGACGTATGAAATCTTGGTTAACTGGTTCAGTTGGTGGTGCTTTCACTTCGTCTTTAGACGCAATGGAGGTTAACTTCTTATCTGAAAGATGTTTAGTTACTCAAGCTAGAAACAACTTTGTATTATTCAAAGGAGTTTAATTACTTTTAAAGATACGGGTGCTTCGGCACCCAGTGTCTTTATTTAACTATTTAATTATATTATATTATGATAAAAACAAAAGAAAAAAATGTTCCTTCTGTAGAAAAACAGTGGGAAATAAAAGATAGACATTACTTTATAACAGGCAAAAGTAAACCTTTGACATTAACTATTCCTTCTAGACATACTAGAAAACATCCCTTATTATGGTTTGATGAAGAGTTAAGTTCACAAAGAGAATTAAGATATGCTACTAACCAAGATTCAGTGTTTGTTGATGAACAAAAAGGAGAAGCAACAATGGGCCACATTACGTTTTATGACGGTGTAATGCATGTGCCGAAGCAGCAACAAAACTTACAGAAGATGTTATCTTTATATCACCCATTAAAAGGGCACAAATATTTAGAACATGATGCTATTGCAGTTGCTCAGGATGAATTAATAGATCTCGAGTTAGAGATTATGGCATTAAATGCTGCTAAAGGAATGGAACTTGAACATGCTGAGGCTATTTTAAGAGTAGAAAAAGGAACTAAAGTAAGTGAAATGGAAACTAAAGAAATAAAAAGAGACATTTTATTATTTGCTAAAAAGAATCCTAAATTATTCATTGAATTAGCTAAGGATGATAATGTTCAATTAAGAAACTTTGGTATTAAAGCCACAGAGGCAAAAATTATATATTTAGCCCAAGATCAACGTAGCTTCCATTGGACTACTAATGATAAGAAACTGATGACAGTTCCATTTGATGAAAACCCATATGCTGCTTTTGCTGCATATTTAAAAACTGATGAAGGGGTAGAGGTTTATAAGTCTATTCAAAAGAAAATGAAATAATAAATACTAATAATAGGTAGTCACTTCGGTGGCTACTTCATTATTAACATAATATAAATAACATGGCGATAAACGTAGATAAGGTTTATAAAACAGTCTTATTGATATTTAATAAAGAACAAAGAGGTTATTTAACTCCATATGAGTTTAACAAAATAGCAACTCAAGTTCAATTAGAAATATTTGAAACCTATTTTGAGACATTAAACCAACAATTGCGTGTACCTCAAAACGAAAGTGAATATGGAGATCGTTATAAAACTGTAGAAGAAAAATTAGATATTTTTAAAACTACAGGAACTGCTACCTATGTCAATCCCGCAACGGGAGAAGACTATTTTGATATCCCATCTACTTCGGGCGCTGTAACGCTAACTCAATTATTTTCTAGTGTTTCACTTCAATTAGTATATCCATTAACAACAATAACGCAAGCACAAGTTAATTCAGGTGTTGTAGAAGTCACTAATGCTGGTGTTGCTTTAGCATCAGCTGCTTATACTATTACAAGTGGAAACTTGAATTTGGTTACGGCTATTGCTACAGGCGCAGCAAATAATATTCAAATTAATGTAACACCACAAGATTTTTACAAACTAGGTACAGTATTTTATAAAACTGATAAAGAAGTTCAAGCAGTCCAAAGAAATGAATTGGCCCAAATGAATATGTCTACTATTACTAAACCTAGTAACTTTTTTCCGGTATATGTATATGAGAATAGAAGAATAATAATATATCCTCAAACTATAGTATCAGAAGTAACGTTATCTTATTTAAGACAACCGGTAGATGTAATGTGGAATTTTACTTATGGGGGTGATAATCAATATATATATAATGGGACTACTTCGGTGAATTTTGAATTAGATATATCTGAAACAACTACAGTTATATTAGAAATATTAAAATATGCTGGGGTAACTATTAAAGATATTGGGATAGTACAGGTAGCTGGACAAGAATTAGCTGCTAACGAAATAAACGAAAAACAATAATAAATTATGGCTAGTGTAGTACAACCACCAAACAATGGATTAATAACTGAGACTGCCCAGCAGTATTATGCGGGTGCTCAAGGGTTTAGAGGCGATGGTGTTCAAGTAGACTTTACAACTACATTTAATACAGATTTGTATTTAGGTAGTTGGGATCCCACTAATGTTGATTATTCTTTAAATAACTTTAAAATTTATACTAGCACTAGTGGAACACAAGGATCTTATGCTGAATATTTAACTACATTTACTTTAGCAAATAATATTATAACATTTCCTGCAGCCGCTATACCTGCTAATGGATTATATATAGTAGTCCAATTAACTATTTTAAGTGGTGGAAAATATGGAACAACAGAAGGAGAAAAAGCTTATGGTGAAGCAGTAGAAGATAATTATGGTGGATACCAATATGTTAAACTAAATGATGTAGTTAATAACTTTTTAGTAGGATATGTTGGTCAAGATAAATTATTACCTAATGCAAAAAGAACTGATATTATATTTTTTGCTAAAAGAGCAATGCAAGAATTTAGTTATGATACTTTAAAATCAATTAAATCTTCAGAGCTAACTATACCTGCTGGTTTAACTTTAGTTTTGCCGCAAGATTTTGTAAATTATGTTAGATGTTCATGGATAGATTTTTTAGGTGTTCAACATATCATTTATCCTACTAATAATTTGACTACTAGTCCTTATTATACTCCAGCACAAGACTCTGCGGGTATACCTACTCAAGATAATTTTGGTAATGAAGTCGAAGGAACTTCTATTACTCAAGAAAGATGGCATACTGCTAATGATAAAATGATTAATGGTGCATTTGTATTAAACGACTTTACAAATGATTTATGGGCATATAACTGGGATTATACAGGTAACTGGCTCGGATCAAGTTGGGGGCAATTATATGGTCAAGATGCCCAATATGCACAAGCCAATGGGTGGTTTAACTTAAATGAAAGAGATGGTTTATTATCTTTTTCTAGCAACTTAGTAAATAAATTAGTAGTATTTGAATATTTATCTGATGGACTTGCTTATGATTTAGATAGTAGAGTGCCAAAATTAGCAGAAGATGCTATGTATTCTTATATATTATATGCTCTTATATCTACTAGAATAAACCAACCAGAATATCTTGTACAGAGGCTAAGAAAAGAAAAAAGTTCAAAATTAAGAAATGCAAAAATAAGATTATCTAATATAAAACTTGATGAAATAGTACAAGTTATGAGGGGTAAATCTAAATGGATTAAACATTAATTATGTCGAAACTTTATCCACCTTTATTTAAAAAACGACATGCCAGAAGATCTAGAGATGGCCATACAACTTATGTAACAGGCGATCTTGGAAATTATCAATTTCATGATAAACCCCAATATGAGGGGCACTTACAATCTAGTCACTTAATGGCAGATGATAATACAAGCCAAGCTTGGGCGTCTATATATAGAGACAAAGGCGGTAATTGGTCAAATCAAACTTATGAACAAGCTGTAGAAAGAAACGAAATATATAAATTCCATGGAAAAAAAGCAACAGATCGAATGATTAATTTTGCAAGAAAAGGTAATTGGAAACAATAAAACATTAAATTAAATGGCGGAATCTAAAAATAGTTTTATAAGATCCAAAATGAATAAGGATCTTGATGAAAGATTAATCCCTAATAATGAATATAGAGATGGACAAAATATTGCTGTATCAAGATCTGAGGATAGTGATGTTGGTTCATTAGAGGCTGTTTTAGGTAATAATAATATTTTTTCTATTGCAAATTTAAAGTGTATAGGATCTTTAGCTGATGAAACTAATGGTTATATATACTATATGCTTACAGATTTTCCAACAACAGCTCAAGTAAATTCTGCAACTCCTTTAGCGGATACGACAAATATATGCCAAATATGTAGATATAATCCTAGTAGTAATCAAAATGTAATTTTAGTTGGAGGATCTACTATAGGCGATGGAAAATTTCTAAATTTTTCTACAAATTCTCCTATTCATGGTATAAATTTAGTAGAAGATTTACTATTCTGGACTGATGATAGAAATCAACCAAGAAAAATTAATGTTATAACAGCTGCGGCAAATTCAGGGGCTAATGGATATTATCAAACAGAACAAAGTATTTCTGTATGTAAATATGCTCCTTTTGTACCCCCAGCTGTAATAGATTTAAGAAGTGTTGT